TGCTAATCAACAGCAAAGGGTCGCAGCTGCTAATGCTGCACAACAAAATAAAAATAAACAACAAAATAAAAAAGATAATAAACAAACAACTCTTCTTCCCGGAGTTGCACAGCGCCCTGGGCAAAGTACTGCGTCCCAACCTGCTTCAGGTGGTAATCAAAATAAACCCGGTGGCGGTGGCGGTAATATTTCTAAAATTAAAGACAAATTAAAAGAAATTATTAAGAGCTCTCAAGAAGGCTCAATTGCCAATCCTGACAATTTTAAAAAATTACTTGGAAAATTAAAAGATACTGGTAATAAAAAAGCAGTAGATAAAATTCGTGATCTAAAGAAAGAAACTCTTTCTGGGCGGATAATTCCTGCAACACCAACTCCTGGAACTACTAATACACCAACACCGACACCAACGCCTACACGGCCACAAACACCATCTTCCGGAGCTGGGACATCTTCTTCTCCGTCAACAGCTGGAGGGCCTACTGGAGCAGCTGGTGAGCAGGCTGGCGCAGCTGGTGGCGGTTTTGATTTTGAAGCACAGGCAGAAGAACTGCTCTCTGGATTTGACGAAAAGTTTGAAACGGATTTTGGAAGGGGAGAACAGGTTTTTACTGAAGACCGCTCCACCGCCGCCGGGAACTTTGAATCTGATATTCAGAAATTCCTGGATGAGTTTAGAAGCGATCAAACAGGACGCCAAAGGGCCCTGGAAGATACACTTACTGATCTTGCCGCCCAGGGTGCAGAATTTGATCCAGAACGTTTCCGTACAACTCTGCTTGAGTTAGAATCTTCTCGGCGCCGTCAAAAGGATTGGAATGAACGTTCAGCAAGACAAGCGTATAAGTATTAAAGAAGAAAGCGCCATTGACACTGGCGCTTTTGAAGATTGGTTTATTGAACAGTCGGAAGATGTTCAAGAATCTTTTCATGCGTTTTCTTCTGACAATTATTCATTCATTGAATGCTTTCTCTATGCCAGGTTTCTTGGTTATGTAGGAAATATCCTTGCCTGTGAAGCATGGGTCAAGAAGCGCTATCCCAAGCCAGATCACAGGAAAACTCTTCTTATTGAAATTGAAGAGATGCGGGAGGACATTCGCAAGCTGCGTGAAGACATTGAAAATTGTGTTGTTAAACGCGATGCAGGTGTTGCACGTATTGCGTCAATGCAAAAAGAACTACGTGGCACAATTCATCAAGTCGAACAATATACTTCCGCCAAAGATCGCAAGGGTCTACTAATGGCTGGAGCTGATCGAGCCATTCGTGAACTCATGTTTATTTTTAAAGATGACCCAATCGAAAATCCATTACATGAAGCAAGCATGAGTGTGTGGGCACGCATGCAACTAGAAGAATAATCAAAGCTTAAAATAAACTATATAAATAAGATTGATTATGGCTAAAGGTAAAATGCCTCCGCAGCTTCTTGAGTACCTCAAGAAAAAAGAAGCAAAAAAAGAAGATGGCACTGAGATGGATGATAAAGAAAAACGTAAAGCTGCTTTAGATAAAGCACGTAAATACCAGAACAAAAAACGTAAAGGCAAAAAAGAATAAGTTAGTATTCATTAGATACCTGAATACTTCTCGTGCCTTCTTATCTTCATCTTGCTTATCGTAGGAATGCGCGCGCTGCGTCGAAGAATTACAAAATTAAGCCAGACAAGAATCTTGATGATCTAAAGAAGGCAAGGGAAGATTTTGGTTTCTTTTGTGAATATGTAGCAGATAAACCGCCTGCCCAGCACCACAAAGATTGGCATCGTCACTTCGTAACAGAAGAGGACAGCAACTGCTTATTACGCATTGCTGGACCGAATGTAGACCTGCTTGCCCCTCGTGGATCTGCAAAGAGTACTGTCCTAGGCCTACTAACGGCCTGGGCAATTGGCATTCATACTCAAGCCAAGCGTCCACTACAGATCCTTTATCTTTCCTATACGGTTGATATCGCTCGTTCCAAGTCTGCGACAATTAAACGCATCATTGAAAGTAAAAGATATCAAGAAGTTTTCCCAGAGGTACGTCTTCTTAAAAACGTCACCAGCAATGAATACTGGTCAATTGACCATAAATTTGCTGGCATTGACGTAACTGGTGACGAGCAATTCACACTCTGCGCTGCAGGCCTTAAAGGTTCGGTGACCTCCAAGCGTTCTCATCTTGTGATGATCGATGACGCTATCAAGTCTGCTGCTGATATCGCAAACCCTGATATCAGGAAAATGATGCAGGAGAACTGGAATGCTGTGATCGCTCCCACCATGTTTGAGGGAGGTCGCGCCATCTGTCTTGGTACACGCTTCCGACATGACGATATTCATGCCACAACCTTTAACGAGCAAAACAATTGGACCCAGATTGTTCTTTCAGCAATTTATAACGATCTAAAAACAGGTGATGAATTGTCGTACTGGCCAGAGATGTGGTCATTGGATTATTTAAAAGAAAAGAAAAGGCAGGCACCAATTGCTTTTTCTTTTCAGTACATGAATCAAATCATCAGGCAAAACGAGCTTTCGCTTGCGCCTGAGCTGATTGTTAAAGCAGAGATCTCAACCGAGTTCGATACCCTAGGGGTTGGAGTTGACTTATCTGCTGGCACCAAAGAAAAGAATGATTACACAGTAATGGTTCTTGGTGGAAGGATTGGAGATCGTATTCACATCATTGATTACCGACGTTTGCGCGTCATGGGGAACCTTGAAAAACTTGACGCCCTTAAAGAACTTCTAAATGACTGGTCGATTCTTGGCAGGGATGCAAACGATAATTACTTCCCAACTTATTCAACGTGTGATATTTGGTCAGAAGCTGTGCAGTACCAGGCTTCTTTGGAGGCTGACTTCAAACGAGTTTGCTTGAACCAAGAAAGCCTATACAACTTGATTTGGCATCCGGTTAAAGGTTTCCGCGCAGACAAGCTTGCTCGCTTCCGTGGAATTATGGGCATGTTTGAGGATCGCAAAATTATCTTCAATCGCTATCGCAACTTCACAAATATGTTTGAAGAGCTCACAAACTTTGGCGTCAGCAGTCACGACGATTGCGTCGACGCTCTCGTTTGGCTTGTCACTGGATTAGCAAGGAAAGGTCAGCTTCAAGTTGATTACTGAACTTAGAATAGTAAAAAAATAAATTTTTAGCTGTGGGTCCGGAATACATCGCCATCGGCTTGACTGCCGTTGTATCAGCCCTTACTGGAGGCAGCTGGGTCGCAGGCAAAATACTAGGCCGCCAAAACGACCAAATTCAACAGGCCTTTAATTATATTGGATCTCAGAAAAGAAGGATAGATGTTTTGGAAGACGATTTAAAACGAATGCCTCTCGAATATGTACTTAAAGTTGATTTTTTAAGAGAGATCCAGCAGATGCATGATAACTTTAATCAGATCAATGCAAAGCTTGATAAGCTAGTTGAGAAACTGCTTGAAGCAAAATGACTTACATCCTTGAGGTTCAGGAGGATGATAACGGAGATCCATACATCACTCTTCCCGAAGAAATAATGGAAGAGCTTTGCTGGCAAGAAGGCGACATCCTCAATTGGGATGTTCGAGGTGAAGGCATTATTTTATCGAAGGTGCACGATGCATCTGGCTATGAAGTTATAGAAGAGTAGAATATAAACACTAAAAGAGCTGGTAATGTATTACGCAGGGGAATCTAACGTACCTGGCGCTCCAGGTAATTTATTTGCAGGTGGCAATTTCATGGGTGGCCAAGGGAGCATGATCAATCCCGAGGCATTCAAGAAAGATGCTCGTCAGCAGAAAATTTATAACAAGGGGATGGGTACTGATAATCCCAACGAACGCGAGATTTTCCTAAAGCGCAGCGGCCCTCAACTGCCACTTGCCATGGGGCTAGATGCAAGCCCAATCATTGCGCAGTATTATCCAGGAACTCAAGCAGTTGGTAATATGGGCGGAATCGCAGGGCAACCTTATCCCTTCGGATTTGATGGCAAATATGTTTCTTGAGTTTATAAAATTTAATTAAATTAATTTCATAATCTTAGAATACAGAAAAACATTAAGGCTATGGGTTCCTACAATATGCAACAAGGTGGCATGGGAATGCAACCTCAAATGGGCATGGGAATGCCAGCCAATGCTGTTGGCAATGTTGGCGGCATGATCACGCAACAAGGCTATGGTTATCAAAACAACCCTGCTTTGATGCGTAGTTATGCATTAAACATGAACTACCAAGCAATGCAAGGCATGCCTGGTCAGATGCGTTTTATCCCCGGGATGTACGGGACTCAAATGAGCCTCGCCCAGGGAATGTATGGTGATCTGATGGGCCTTCCAATGGCAGGGTCCGAGGGAAGCATGCCTGGCCAAATGCGCTTCATCCCTGGGATGTATGGCACCCAGATGAGCCTTACACAGGGAATGTATGGAGATATGATGAGTCTTCCGATGGCCCCATCCAAAGGTGGTGGCAAGCGTCGTCGTTAATGAAAAAGAAAAAATTAGCCAAAAAAGCATTGGAGCACCCTGAGCTCTTTACTCCGGGTGAACTTGCTTATTTTGATCGTTGGCTTTGGCAGCATAAACAACGCAAGAAAGCTGCTAAGATTGAGTTAAGTAAAAAGGAAGATAGTTAATGTCCGTCGACGCAAAGGCCAGACTGCGGGAAATCGTTGAGTCTTATCTCGAAAAAGACTCAGGGGTTGTTGTAGATACTGGCGTTGTTGCGTCGCACTTAGCGCAAATGAAACTCTTTGGCATTCGCCAAGGGGTTGAGTTCTTCCCAGGCCAAGACAATTTTGGTGCACAACGCAAAGACTTTATCGACCGCGTTGTTAAGTACAACCAAATGGATATCCGCTTGGATTCCATTTGGGATTATTTTTTGTGCGACGGTAAAGGCATATTTTACATTCGTCCTACCAAACAAAATTACCGCGTTTACTATTTCCGCGAACACGAGTATCGCAGTTATTACAACGTAGACGGTGAACTTGAAGAGGTGGTGATCATCTACAGCTATAAGGTCAAGAAGGCCGGAAGCTCTTACGATGGCATCAATATCACGAATATGAGCGGCACTTCAATTACGGGAGAGCCTGGCTCCAAACGTTATATTCGTCTGTCAATCAAAGCAAATGAAATCGAAGAAACTCATTCCGATGCCGAGATGAGTTTTGATATGCCATCTGGCATGTCTCCCGGTAGAGTAAAAAATTTCAAAAACTCACTAGGTTTTATTCCCTGCGTAGAAATCTTTAATAATCCCAAGGGCTTTGCAAAAGAAGGCGTCGGTGAATTCGATGCCATGGCGAATCACATTGTTACGCACGATGAATTGGTGCGTACGATGCGCAAGAACGTTCAGTTCTTTGGTAATCCAACACTTCTTTCATCTCGTCCCAAGACAGACTTGATGGAAGCTGGCAGCGAGTCTGTTGTCCAGCGTCCTTCCATTGCAGCGAACTCAGGTTTTGCTGGTGCAAATCCCTTAAGCCGCTCTGCATTCAAGGCAGATCCTGTATCTCGTGGTGTTGACGGCCAGATCCGTGTACCACGCGTCATTGCAAACCTGGAGCCAAACGACCGGGTTGGTTACATTGTTCCAGATGCCATTACCGGTGACCAAAATAATTTTGCTCGTCAATACAGAGAGGAGATTCGAACTGCTCTTGGCGGCGTCGATGAACTGTCGATTTCTGCTGGCGTAACCGCAACAGAGTATAAGTCTTTATTTGGTCGTGTTTCTGCAACATCCAAGAAAAAAGCAAATGCAATTTATACATATGGCATTTGCCGTTGCCTTGAATTAATCATTTATCAAGAAGAGCAGCTCTTCCGTATGTCATTGGCAGCAGCACTTGGTATTGAACGACCCGTCGATATTGCACCAAATGCAACGGAAGAAGAAAGAGTTGCTTATAACGAAGCTGTTGCTCAATTTGAAAAGCAAGTAGAAGAAGGAATTAATCTATGTATTCAAGAACAAGTTGTTCCTCCGGGTGTAACGGGTCTCATTCCTGATGGTGATCTGACTATGCTTTGGAGGTGGACAGGACCTGTCTATGAAGATTCGACGCAAGACGTACTTAACAACTCGATTGTGGTACGAAACCTGCAAGAATTAGGTGTTGATAGCATTGAAGCACTGAAATACCTCTTTCCGTCTAAGACGGATGAGGAACGGGCCGAGATGTTATCTGGGTTCCCGTTCAG